AACCGTGATGGTGATGGGAACGTTCTTGAGATTGTAACTAAGGAGCTGATTTCCCGTGAGCTTCTTGATATACCTCTGCCTAAACCTAACCAAGCTGGTGGTAACTCTGGCTCAGGTAGAAACGGGGAAGAGGATGACGTTGAGGTGTACACCTACGTCCGACTGGAAGAAGCATCAGGTCGTTGGGTATGGCATCAGGAAGTCGATGACAAAATCATTCCTGGTAGCCGAAGCACCGCACCTAAAAATGTTTCTCCATGGCTCGTTCTCAGATTCAATACTGTGGACGGTGAAGACTACGGTCGTGGTAGGGTTGAAGAATTCCTTGGGGATTTACGTTCCCTTGATTCTTTGAGCCAAGCACTGATTGAAGGTAGTAGTGTTGCTGCTAAGGTTGTATTCTTGGTATCGCCAAGCAGTACTACTAAGCCTGCAACGCTTGCAAATGCTGGAAACGGTGCTATTGTACAGGGCAGACCTGAAGACGTACAAGTTGTTCAAGTGGGTAAAACTGCTGACTTCCGTACTGCATCTGAGATGGCTGCTAGCTTGACTCAACGACTTTCCGAAGCATTCCTTGTTCTTTCTGTTCGTCAGTCTGAACGTACAACTGCTGAGGAAGTTCGTCTTACTCAACTTGAACTTGAACAACAGCTTGGCGGCTTGTTTTCCTTGCTGACTGTAGAGTTCCTGGTTCCCTATTTGAACCGTACTATGTTTGTTCTTCAACGGAACAATCAAGTACCAAAACTTCCCAAAGATCTTGTCCGTCCACAGATTGTGGCGGGTGTAAATGCTTTGGGTCGTGGTCAAGACCGTGAGTCTTTGACTATGTTCTTACAAACAGTTGCTCAGACCATGGGTCCAGAAGCAATTGCAAAATACATCGAACCTTCAGAAGTCATCAAACGTTTGGCTACTGCACAAGGTATCGAAACTCTGGGTCTGGTCAAGACACAACAGCAGCTCCAAGGTGAGATGCAGGAACAACAGCAGATGATGCAACAGCAAGAACTTCTTAAGCAAGCTGGTAAATTTGCATCTTCTCCTATGATGGACCCGAGTAAAAATACCCAAATGATGGAACAATTTAATGACGGATCCAGCCCCGAAGCGGAGGTCCAGCCGGAAGACTAATCCTCCCGAGCCTAAACGTACCGCTAAGCCCGCTCAAGAAATTACAAATGAAAAGGTATCTCTTACAATCGAGACGCCTGAACCCAACCCTGTCACTGAGAAAAAACTTACTCAGAAAATGACACTTGGCGATGACCCGTACACTGAAGATGGTAATCGCTACGCTCCACGAATGAAGGTAGGTACCCCTACCATCGGTCGTTCACCCAACTATGTAAAAACTGTTGGCCTTGGTAACCTTCAAGTAACTACTGTAAATGGCAATTCTAACATACGATCCGACTCCAGCGGATCAACCGGAACTGAATGAAGCTGAGCAGGAAGCTCTAGCTATTGGCGAGCAACGTGCTCAAGAAGAAAGCCGGATGCTGGCTGGTAAATACGAGTCAGCAGAAGAACTGGAAAAAGCTTACATTGAACTTCAAAAGAAACTAGGAGAATCTAACGATGGCCTGCGGGAAGAAACACAGCAAGGGGAGCGGCGGGAAGAAGAAGTAGAAGAACAGCAAGTTGATGCTGATCCTCTGATTGATCTTCTTAACTCTGCCTCTGAAGAATACTATTCTAACAATGGTAAGCTGAGCGAGGAGACTTTTGAAAAGCTATCCCAAATGGATAGCAAAGATCTCCTTGAAGCTTACATGCAGATCCAAGCTAACCCTTCTCAAATTGAAGATTTCACTGCTGATCAAGTCACTGATATCCAGAACTTTGTCGGTGGCGAACAACAGTACAATGGTTTGGTTAGCTGGGCTGCAGAAAATATGCCAGAAAATTTTGTTCAGGCTTTCGATAATTTAATTAACGTTGGAGATCCTGACATGGTTAAACTGGCTGTGGTTGGATTGCAAGCTGCATTCCAGGAAGCTAATGGTTACGAAGGACGGATGTTGTCTGGCAAACCTGCTCAGACTCAGCAAGATGTTTTCCGTAGCCAAGCTGAAGTTGTGCAAGCTATGTCCGATCCACGCTATGATAGGGATCCTGCTTATCGGCAGGATGTCTTTGCTAAACTTGAACGATCCGATCTTAACTACTAATGACTGACCACCCCTACGGCGTACCCCGCAATGAGCGAGCTGAGCTTCTTAATGGTCGTCTCGCTATGCTTGGCGTTATGGCTGCTCTTGGTTCTTATGCTTTGACCGGACAGATCATTCCCGGTATCTGGTAATGCTACCTGCAACAAAAAAACAAGGACGTAACACTTTAAAGATCGCTCAACTTAGTCAAGAAGAATTTCGTGACATGGTTGAAAGAAAAATGGATGCTAAGCAGTACGAACGTTTGTTTCAAAACGGAACATTAAGGAGAGTTAAATATCCTCTCCTTGATTATATTCGTCGTACTGGTTACTATCCTCCTGGAGCTTAATCTCATGGCTAAACAAGGTCTTTATGCAAACATCAATGCTAAGCGTAAGCGTATTGCTGCTGGCAGTGGTGAAAAAATGAGGAAGCCTGGGTCTAAAGGCGCACCCACGGCTGCTAATTTTAAACGCGCCGCTAAAACAGCTAAGAAACGGAAATGATTGAATGCCCTGATTGTACCGTCCAAGAGCAGTATGTTCTTGAACAACTCCAAACTAAAGCGGAGATCAAAGACAAGACTGCCCTGGCTGTGATCATGGGCAACATCAAACAAGAATCTCATTTCCGCTCCAACGTCTGTGAAGGAGGTGCTATACTTCCTTACGACCAATGCCTCCGAGGAGGGTATGGTCTTATCCAATGGACAACTCAGAAACGCTACTATGGACTTGGTTCATTTTGTCGCCGTTATTCTTGTGACCCTTCTAGTCTTGAAGGTCAAGTACGGTACATGATTAACGAAGGACAATTTCGAGCAGAGCTGAGTGAGTTCCGTACTCCTCATCAACCCGTTCCCTTCTACATGAATTCTGCTTCCTACTGGTTAGGTTGGGGAATCTTTGGTAGACGGGAACAATACTCATACGACTACCTAAAACGATTCAAATGAAAACTCTTGCTATCCTCCCCGCTGTCGCTCTGATGGCTGCACCTGCTTTCGCCGCTCCTTATGTGAATGTGGAAGCCAACTCCGGTTTTACCGGTTCTGACTACACTGGAACTTCGACTGACTTCCACGTCGGTGTCGATGGTTCCGAAGGCGCTGCCTCCTGGTACGTTCAAGGTGGTCCTGCTATCTTTACTCCTGACGGTGGTGAAGCTGACACCAAACTGACTGCCAAAGCTGGCGGTGGTGTTGATGTGAGCAAGCAACTTTCTGTGTACGGTGAGATTTCTGCTGCCTTTGATACCGTCAATAGCTACGGTACCAAGGCTGGTCTGAAGTATCGCTTCTAACCTACTATGTGGTGGGTGGGAGGCAACTTTAATTACTTACTGACATGACTGCAACAATTGCACTTAAAAGGGAGAGCGCATGGGAGCAGTTTTGTTCCTGGGTTACTTCCACTAACAACCGTCTTTATGTAGGCTGGTTTGGGGTTCTGATGATCCCCTGCTTGCTAGCCGCCGCTATTTGTTTTATCGTGGCATTCGTTGCCGCGCCACCTGTTGACATCGATGGAATCCGTGAACCCGTCGCAGGCTCCTTGTTGTATGGAAACAACATTATTTCAGGAGCCGTCGTTCCGAGCAGCAATGCCATCGGACTACACTTCTACCCAATTTGGGAAGCTGCTTCACTTGATGAATGGCTGTACAACGGGGGTCCATTCCAACTCGTCACTTTCCACTTCCTCATTGGCATCTATGCTTACATGGGACGAGAGTGGGAACTTAGCTATCGACTAGGTATGAGGCCTTGGATCTTTGTTGCGTACTCTGCTCCTGTCGCCGCTGCGACTGCTGTGTTCCTGGTGTATCCGTTTGGACAAGGCTCTTTTTCTGATGCTATGCCCTTGGGGATATCCGGCACCTTCAACTACATGCTGGTGTTCCAGGCTGAGCACAATATTCTTATGCATCCTTTTCACATGTTGGGTGTGGCCGGCGTTTTTGGTGGGTCTCTTTTCTCAGCTATGCATGGTAGCCTTGTCACGTCTTCGCTTGTTCGTGAAACGACTGAAGACATGTCACAAAATTATGGTTACAAGTTTGGGCAAGAAGAGGAGACTTATAATATTGTCGCTGCTCATGGTTACTTCGGTCGGCTTATTTTCCAATACGCCAGTTTTAATAATTCCCGTAGTCTTCACTTCTTTCTTGCTGCCTGGCCTGTTGTAGGTATTTGGTTTGCTGCATTGGGTGTGTCTACGATGGCATTTAATCTTAACGGTTTTAACTTCAACCAGTCTCTGCTGACCAACGATGGTCGAGTGGTGAATACCTGGGCTGATATCCTGAACCGTGCTAACCTGGGATTTGAGGTGATGCATGAGCGTAATGCTCATAACTTCCCCTTGGATCTCGCAGCTGCTGAGACCACTGCAGTAGCTTTGAAAGCTCCTTCTATTGGTTAATTACAATGGCTTACAACCCTGGACATGGTATGGTCATCACT